TTCTTTTGCCTAGCTTTATCAGCAAATATATTTATTTTTTTATCAGACTCTTTAAAATCACCTTTATCAATTCTCTTTTTTATATTTTCTTTAATAGTATCGGAATCAATCAAGTCAAGAATACTTAAATCTGATTGATCTCCATAGCTATCACTGTAAACATCTTGATTACTTCTTCCTTCTTTACCTAATTTTTGAGCAGCTCTATTTACAAATAAAGGATCTTGAAAAGGAGCAAACCCACCATCTACTCTATTATCTTTAAATCTATCTATATCATCTTTTATTGTAGGGTATTTGCCTAATGCTCCACCAATAATTGGGGTATCAGGAGTTATAAAAGGATCGCTCTCACCGGTAACAAAATCTAATTCAGTTAAATTACCACTATCTTGAAGCATTTTTAATGTTTTTGGATCTAATTTATCTGCAGCATCTTCTGCCATTAGTTTATCGTCTAATGATTGTTCGGATTTAGTGGATGCGGCAGCGCTTTTTATGCCAAATATATTTCCTAAATCTATATTTCTAGCACCAAAATTCTGTGTTGTAGGAAAAGACAGGTCAGCTGTTAATTTTTCACCACCACTTTTATCTCCAGACAAAGAATCAATACCAGATAATAATTCATTTACATCTGTTACATCTTCCGTTTCAGAGGCCGCTACAGCGCTCTTAATAAGATTAGGCCCTAGATCACCAGAATACCCCTCAAACTTAGCCATAGCAGGTATTAAAGCCTCTTTAACAGAAGGTTTGTTAAAGTCAACAGGATCGTCAACACCAACACCTAAAGAGTCAGCTACCATTTTTGCATAATTTTCATTGTTTTTATTATTATCAGTTGGTGGAGCATACCTATTAATAAAATCTCTAATTGTTGTTATACCTTTGTTAGCATATGTTCCTGACAATCTAGACATAGCTCTTAATCCAAACTCTGGAGATGCATATGTAGCATAACCTTTATTCTCTCCTGTTTCTCCTATAAAACCAGCTCTTCTTATATTACCGGGATTATAATTTCTATCGGCAAGTGATAAACCATTAGCGGCTTTTACAACACCACCTTCTGCATATCCTTCTACTTTACCACCATTCTTCATAGTCTTTGGCATCATAGACCCAATACCACCAGACTCTACACTTTGAGGAGCCATAGCCTCTGACATACCCATCATACCTTGTTGCGGCACACCTGCAGAAGCTACAGCTTCTTGAGCTACAGTAGGTTGAGCTTGAGCCTGTCTAGCTTCAAAATCACCCCTAACTCTTTTTCTTCTGTTCAATTCTGACAAAACAAGAAACTGTGGTGTAGAGCCACTAGGCTGTTGCATCTCTTTAACAAGTTGATCTTGTGAAAAGTTTTTTAAATCATCTTGTACTTGTATTATATTCATCATAAGCCAGTTATCCCTTTATATAATCCTAGACCAGCTATTCCTGTTCCAAGCAGATCTTTTACAGGATTGTATTGTTGAAACTTAGTTGTTTCTGTTGATGGCTGTACAGGCACACCACGAAGAATAGATGATAAAAATGTAAGGTCTTCTCTAGGCATATCTCTTTGCCTTACAAAATCTTCATATGCTAAATCTAATCCAGCTTGATCTCTAGCTTGTCTATCTTTTGCAATCTTTTCTAATAACTGAGCTGACTCTATATCACCTGCTCTGGCTTTTTCACCAAGTGCAGCAAGTTGGGCAGATTGTCCTGACAGGCTTTCTGCCGCAGATAAACCCATTTTCTCTGCCTGCGCTCTTGCATCTCTGTCTGCGCCAAACTGTTGTTGTGCTTGCTCAAATGCTTTTTGTTGTCCTGTTGCCTGTATTTCTGCAAGTTGTCTTTGCAATCCTTCACCTGCAAGTGCTTGTTGCACCGCTCCTCTCGATCCACCAAAAGCTCCTGCTTGAACTGCTTGAGCATTTCTATCAGCTTGACCTCTATTAAAATCTAATACTGCTTGTTGTTTCTGCACATCTAATACATTTTGCAGATATGGTGACATATATTTTTGTGCTTGCGCAGAGTCAAAGTCTTGTGATTGAAACCCCATACCTTGTAAAGCTCTGTTCATTCCAGCAGATGTTCCACCTTGAGCTGTATCTAATCCAGCTATACCTCCACTAGCAACATCTCTTGCCATCTGTCTTGATGCCATAGTGTCAGTGTTTTCATCAGCTAGTCTTTGTCCTTCATAAGGAGTATACTCACGCTTAGACTCAGCTTCAGCTCTTTTCATCATATCAATGGCATATGGCTCAAAGTATTTAGGTAAATTACTTTGTACTATATTTTGTTCTGTTTGCTGTGGTGGCGCTTTTGAACCCTTACCCATTATTTATCTCCATTTTATATGCAATATAATCTGGCTCCCAGTTATATTTTTTTAATACTCTACCCCATGCTTTTCTTCCATAACCCTCTAAAGCATTACAATCACAATCTTTTGCAAATTCTGTTAATCTTTCCATAGCTAACGGCATCCACTCTGACATTCTATTTCCACCTATCCAATCCATAGCTAAAGATTTTTTATTAGGATATGCTATTATTCTTGTTGTAATACCCGCTACCACTTTATTTCCTTCTTTATCATTGTCTATGGCAAGCCATAAACTATAAGTACCATTTTCTATATCACGGTAAATATCATCTATATGAAACTTACCATTACTTGTAGCAACTGCTTTTGCAAGCATTGTAGCTACATCCTGCCAAACAATGTCTAGAGCATCTCTAGGTATTGCTGTAAAGATCATGCAGGCAACATCATCTCATCAGGTATTGCAGGTGGCTGCGCTTTACCACCAGTTCTTAATTTTCTAACTCTATCCATCATATTTTCTAATTTATCTGCACCTGCGTCTGAAGAGCCATTTCCAATACCACTAACAACGTCAGCAGGAACAACAAACTCACCATCGCTAAGTAAAACATCTTGCTCTCCATCCATAGAAGAAGGAACCATGTCAGCCATACCATCTCCGGCACCTTTTACCATACCGTCACCTTCAACAGGAACGCTAGGTATTTCTCCTGACTCAACTCTTTCTATTAGATCTTTAAGAGCCTCTTGACCAAATTGTGATACAAATTGAGCTAATATAACTTGTTGTTGTGTTTTATCTATTATTTCACCTTGTATAACATTTATTGCGCTACTAATAAGCTCTTTATCATTCATGCCACCTTCTTGCATACCACCTATGCCCATATCCATTGGAGACTCTGACTCTATCTCTCCGCCTTCAGCATAGTTCTTTGCTATTCTATAATCAAATTCACCTCTTTTACCTGCGTCATAACCCATTTCAGGAAATATAGATGTATTCTTTATAGGCATGCCTCTTGGATACTCTTTTTCTTCTTCTTCTGGCCTTTTGTATTCTGGCATTGGAGCAGCTAAACCTGCCAAACCTGCTCCTATAGCTTCTGGTCTAGTAAGATTAGCCATCATTCCTGCACCCGGAACTCCTGATCCAGCTATACCCATTCCTTGACCAGCTGCTGCTAAATCTGCAGCTGCGCCTGTTGATAAAGCGTTGGCTTGAGCCATTGTTGGAGCAGTTGGGCCTAATGCACCAGATGTTCCCGGTAAACTTCCTGCTCCTCCGGCCATTTGACCACCTAAATATCCACCTAAACCACCTAACGCGGCAGCTTGTAATGCATCTTTTTGATCACCGCCTTGTAATAAAGAGCCTATACCTGATCCCATTGCACTAGCTAAGAAAGGCATTGATGCCATTGTAGTGCCTAAAACTCCAGCAGAAGCTAAAGATGAACCCATTAATCCTAATATTGCTGGTAACATATTACGCTCCTACTGCTTTCATTCTATTTATTAATCTCTCTGCTCTATTAGGTACTTGTGTTCTCCACTTTGACTGATGCATCTGCTTTGATGCCTCTTCCCAATTACTTTCAGTTATAGCTTTCTTTAGTTTACTAAATTTTGAGAGCCTTGTGTACCCCAGATTGTACATCATATTGCATAATATTAATTTTACTTCTTCTGGTAACTTATAAAAATCTTTGTACAGCTTTTCGCAATCTTCTAAAGTTCCTTGTATATCTTCATTAAAACAAGTATTTACACGCTTTCTACTTACCGGTGTGCCAACAGGCATACCATGTTCTGGGTCTGTCTTTTTTACAAGGTGACCTATACCAAAAGTTGGTAATTTTAAATGATCGAGGTATATTTCAGGAACATTGCCCTCATCCGCCTCTATTTCTAATCTTAGCTGTTCTATATCCACAATTATCTCCTTTGATTTCTTTTAACACATTGAACATGTTTATAATAAAAATAATTACCTATTTTATTAAAAAATTTAGACAACTTTAACCAATTCCAAATCATTTTTTTGCGCCTTTCTAATGCTGTCTTTGCCTTTTTTAAATAAATTAGCAATCTCAGCCTTGCTCATAACTTTAAATCTTTGTTCTTTAGCCATTTTTCTTCTTATTTTAAAAAGCCTATCCGTCATTATTTTGTTAGACCTTTTTGCTTTTCATATGTCCTAAGTCCGCCCAATCCGAGCATGCCCATCAAGACAGTCATCAAAGAACCCATATCAAAAGTCGGTAATTCTGGTATCTGCACAGACAAATAAGCACATACAAACATAGTAACAGGTGCCAGTACAAAATGCCAACATAGGGCAATACCGCATGTCCAGCCAATAAAGGGGCGCCATCCGGCAACAAAGATTGATTTGTGGGTAGCTTCTGCCTTGTTGATTTCTAATTGACCCTTTGCAAGCTCCTGCGCATGATTCTCTGCCATAGTTGCCACCTCATGTGCCAACTTATTCTTCATGTCTTTGTCTTCTATAAACTTACCAAGTAAGTTACTTACTGGCCCTATTAGTGCTGTTAACATTAATATACCCTCACTTTCTTTTCATCAATGTTTGGTACAAGTTTGCATATACATTGATAAATTTGTGTTTCGCCTTTTATATCATACTCTTGCACACTTAAATACTTTGAAAATCTTATACAGTCTGCTGCAGATTTAAAGTATATTGCTCCTTCTACTACTCCATTTAAATAACACGCCAACATAAATGCTGTCATTACAAAGCACTCTGAGGTGTTCTATGTAAAGCAAACTCTTGAACGCTTGCTACAATATGTAATCTGTCAGCTGTAGCAGCTGTTGCTTTTAATATTTCCCCACTTTGTAATATTAAATCTCTTGTTAGTAATTCTATTGATGTATTAGCGTCTACTGCTTTAACTTTAAATAAACTAAAAATATCAGTGCCATTAGTTATAGTAAGAGTTATTGTATCAGCGCTGCCAGAGTCATTAGAAACTATAATGCTATTTATAACAGAGGCATTAAAATCAGCAGAAGCTGGTGTCGTATATATAGTTGTGGCAGCAGTAGAGTCTAAATCAACTTTGGCATTTGTAAGTCCTTGAACATATTGTGGTATACTTACAACTAACATTATCTTCTTCCATCTGGCACCACATTAACTTGTGGTGTTCCTAATTTAAACTTTGTTCCTATAGTAGTAGACTCAACTCTAAGAGCAAATGTTCTGCCTCTAACTCTTAAGTCAAGTTTCTCCGTATACGCTTCTACAGGGCTTGTTGCNGATCTTTGGCTAGTTTCTGTGTCTGTCTGTGTAAAGCCAGATCCAGAGTGCGTTCTGGCCTTAACAGTGAAGTCTACGCTTGGATTAATAGCTGTAGAGCCACTAAAATTTACATCTGGTATTATTCTATTAACAAAAGNAAGCCTTCCCGCATCACCTAAAGCCATAGGAGCAGACTCAACAAATGCTGTCATAGCTGATCCATCGTCATCAAAACCAACTTCATGGTTATATAAATATTGACCACCTGTAGCTACTGGTAATGTTCTTATACCTCTGTCAAGCCAAGCCTGTCTTGCTAGAGTTCCAAAATACCAAACATTTTCTAAATAGTTATAAGTAATATATTTATCTATTTCAGTGCTACTCGCACTAGGATAAAACCATATTATCTCACTAAACTCTGAGTTTACACCTGCGTGAACCTTATCTCTTTCTTCAAAGTTAAAATCAAGAAATACTTTGTCTTTTACACTACATGGTATTTGTTG